GTGTATGCTGCCATTGAAGTGATTGGCGTGCGCACGGTTGTTTGGATATGCGGTGTTGTAATTGTTGGGCGAGCAGCTTCTACTGTAGGAGTAGCAGCCTCTGCCTTTGCTTCTTGTGGCTGTATTGCATTGTCTTCCACAGGAGCCTCGCTTTCTTTAGGTTGATTTGTGTCCTCTGCTTCGTTTTCACTAGCAGCAACTTTATTCACTTGTGCAGCCGTAAATGCTGGCGATTCAACCAGGCTGACTTCACGCAGGGTGGCACTTGTTACATATAGATAATCTTTCTTTTGCACAGACTTATTTACGTCTACGCCTACTGACAATCCGTCAATTAATTGTTCGCCTGCAAGTATGAGTGCGTCTTGGCCTTGCATGCTTGCACTAATTTTAAAGGTAGCATAAATGCCATCTTCTGCTTTGTTAAATTTCTGCATTCTGCCAATAGGTTTTTCTGGGCGGTGCTGCATTAGCATTTTTACTTTACCAGGATCACCAATTTCAATGGAGTCTTTAGCAAATACAACCTTGCCGACAGAAGTATTACCCACCTCTTCGTAAGGTACGATTTTGCCCGCAATAATTCTGCGTTCGCCATCCGCGCTTTCTATGTGACTACTGAACGTAAGTAGCATTTGTGTTTCCATTTCCGTTAGGTGTCATGTCTTCCATTTCTTTAGCTTGTTCAACATCTATCAAACCTAAAGCCAACATTTTCTCTATTGCTTCTAGTCGTTTCATTGTGTCTGCACGTAAGAATGACTCCTCGATAGCAAATTTAACTATGTGTCCTCTTGGCGTTATGTCATCCATGCTAAGTCTGTCCTCAATGGCACAAATAAAAGGTTGTAAAGAATAAGCCACGAATTCTTTACGCCCATCAATGATGTTCTGGTAAGTCATTGAGTTATTCATATCTGCTGAAATATAATAGGCTGGTACATTCATGGCCCTGGCTATTTGTGTGGCAAGGTACTGTTGGGCCTCGTTGTACATCATGTCCTTTGGTGAAAATCCTGTAGTTTCGTAACTTAAAGTTGACGTCAAATATGCAGTGCTTCTATTTAATCTGCTTTGCTTCCATTGAGCCAGTAATCCAGATACTTGTTGCTCTGGTAAATCTGCACCTGTGTTCTTGATGTACCCAGTTGGGACTGGAGTCTGGGCAGCTACTGCTGCAGCTTTTTCAATATCAAGTGCGCTTTGAATTGTGCGAGCTGCGGTTTGTAATACACCTTGCGTCAGGCCCTGGAATGTAATAAGAGAGCCAATACCAGACATTGGAGACTCAACACCATCTACATAATACTGATTTACCTCGGTGCCAAACTTATTAGTTGTAAATGTAACCCGATTGTTTGCTATCCATTCAAATCTTGAAGGCCGAAGGTCATCGGCATATAATTCTGTGACTCTCCAATACGCAACTCCGTAAAACAGGAGACTATCGACAGTCCACGATAAAGTGACGGATCTTGGTTGCCGATAGTCTGGCTGTTCTACCCAGAGAGGATTTCCCAATTCCTCACCAGTTGACTTTTTGTAAAGTTCAAGAGGCAGGTAGGAAATTACACCAGCTATAAGGTTTCTGCAACGGCTAACCGCAGGAACTTGCATTGCATAATTGCGATCTAAACCGCCAGGAAAGTTACCGACACCAGTTGTAAATGAACCGTAGCCATAAGCCGTGTCCATAATGGCAGGGGCGTATTGCGCTTGAACGGACTCAGATTTTTTATTGATACCCAAAGCGGACAATAGACCCATATCAACATAATATACCCAAAACGGACAATTAGTGCAAGTTAGACAATAATCTGCGCGGTTCGTTGTGGCTTGGTTAATTCCGAAGCGATCATCGCCAAACTAATTGCTGCCGTGACATCGCCAGCTGATTTGCGTCTGATAATTCTCCATCCAGCATCATTGGTCTTAGCTGCACAGTTATTTAAGTGCTGTACTAAGTCTGCCTGGCCAGAATGAACCAGTCTTCCGTTTGCTAAAGCATCTGATAGATCAGAACACGCCTGGTAAAACGCCTGCCCTGATACATCTTGAACTCTCCAGCCACTTTGCTCCAGTTTGCTTGCCAAAGTTTGAGTGGCGTACTTGTCGTAGCAGATTAAGGTCGGATGGTACTTGCGTGCCCACTCATTTATATCACTCGCCATTCTAGTTTCATCCACAGCTACTTCGCTGGTCCAAAGTTGCGCCAGGCCAACTGCAATCTTGCCATCTTTTATCTGGCCCATAACTAATGCGCCCGATCTACGCGTTGGTGCAATATCAAACGCCATCACAGTCGCTGGACCAATTGGTATTTCTAAATTGCTATCACTACAGGCTTCAATAGATCCATATACCCAGGGACTTACTGCACTATCTACCCACTGGCATAACATCTCGGTTCTTGTAGCTTCTACACTGTTAGTATTAACCGACTCCTCTAGCGTCTGCTCTGTTATTAGGTATCCAAGTGCTGGGTTAGCAAAGGTCCAGGCTTTACGGTCATGTATCTTGCAGTGCTGCGGTGCGCTGTACTCGTAATAACCTAAATTAGCAGGAGGGTATGACATACAGCGTTCTTTAAGATCATTTAATACCTCACTGAACCCATCCCCAGCATTACTTGTCATTAAGGTCATAGCGTTGGGCCTAGCTCGCGTAACAGGAAGCGCAGCAGTAAATGCTTCTTGCGACCACTCTCTAAGTTCATCCAGATAAAGGAAGTCGGCGGTCTTTCCACGTGGCGCATCTCTTGTAGCTGCTGCAATTTCATACCTGGCACCGTTTAACAGCGCAATAGACTCCTGGCCGTTGGCCAATCGGATCTGGCGTACCTGTTTAGATAAGAATTCGTTGTCTTCTATCGTATAAGCCACTTGCCTAAAGGTATCCAGGGCCATATTTCTATTAGAAGACATACCGAGTACGTTCTTAGAGCCCCACAGAAATAAATGAGCCAGAATCAACATACGAGCTAGATGAGTCTTGCCATTCTGACGAGCTACTAGAACCAGGGCCGATTTCTTAAGGAAAGTACCTGTAGGATCCACCGATAGTAAATCATCAAGCACCCACCGCTGCCAGGGAATTAAAGGCAGGTTTATTTTCTCCGCAAGGTCCGCAACCTCTTGTGCCTTGCTTGCCGTCTTTAATAATGGCGTGTGGATTCTGGGCTGCGTGCTACCTATTAATTCTAGCCCCCGTTTGATTGGGATAACTTCTGCATCTTTATTCGTCACTTTGTAGCCCTTCTGGTCGGATGAATGGTGAATCTGGGATTGAACTTAGCGTACTAGGGAGAGATGGCCCTTGAAAGACAGGGGGGGTCGGCGTGGGGCTAAAAAAACGGTCCCCTTTGGCTAGGTTACACGCACGGCATATAGCCGCACAGTTTAATGGGTCGAACATATCGCCGCCTTTAGAGCGTGGCCATATGTGGTCCACCTCTTTAGCCTCACCACCACACGCGTAACATATCCTGCCGTCACGATCAAGCACCATCAATCGTAGCTTCTTCCATTGACTACTACCCATAGCTCGTTGATGCTTGGCCTTTTTATTAACCATTAGTGCCAGCCTTTAAGCCTGTAATGATCTAGGGCCTTACACATGGAACCATATCTTGTTAGGTTATATTTAATACCCCAATCGACCTGTTTAAACCCATCAGCTGTAGCCAGGTACTTAGACCTACCTTGTGGTATTCCATAGTGTGAACCGTTACGTGCAGCAGGGTTCCATCTACTTTCTTTGTAATATAACTCATCTATACAATAGAACTCATCTAAATCATTTAACTGAATGAAAGCCCATTGACGATAATGATTTGTAGTATTAATAGTTGCGGAATCAGCTCTTTGAAGGCTTAACATTTGGCCTACAAATAGAGCGGTGGCTACTAGCGTGCACCTCGCGAGCTTTCCCTTTAGGGGCTCGCGTTTCCGCCTTGAGGGCGTATGCGATCTAGAGGGTAGCATGCCGATGCAAGTCCATCAGCATAACCGCAGGTCAGACGGCAAGTCGTGAGGCAATGGCATCAGCCATACTGTTGGTGCCTGGAAATAGATCATCTAATATATCTCCTTCTTGATAGTTAAGTAGGTCAAGTATCCACAGGTTGAAGGCAAGGGGTTTAGCCCCCACCAGGCCTTTACGCATAGCTCGTGCGCAACTGATCCAATCACGAACCATAGGCTTGCGTTTGTTATCTTTGCGCCCCCCCCCCAGCAAAACAGCTTCCCAGGCATACTGCACCGTGGTTGGTCTAATTTGATGGAAGGTCTTAGCCCACACACATATTCTTATATTGTCGTGCTTTATGATCCACGGTAAATCGGCAGGGTTACAACTAAGTGCCCATCCATCAGGATATTCAGCAATTAAACGGTCAATCAAATCCCAATGGGCTTGCTTTGTATCCCAGACTTCTGCCTCGGAGTGTAGTTTTCCATACAATTTCTTACCTTGTTTAAAGTAAGGAGGGTCAGCGTATGCAAATTTCATCGCACTCGATGCAACTTGAATCTATTTATAGCTGCGACCCCTACTTCACCTATTGCGTAAAGAGCTGTGTTAAATGTAATAGTTTTACGACTGCCATCGGCTCGATCAAACTTGTGATTATAGGCAATAGGCATAATGGCATCTGCGTGGTTCCATAGGTTAAACCACCATCTACCGTTAGTGAAGGGCACAAGGGCCACACCGTTGGCGTGTGATAGGAACCTATCTACCCAGGGCGTTGGCTTTGAGTACGGTGGGTTCATCCAAACTAGGCCAAACCAATCATGAGCTAGTCCATCATCCTTAATAGTGTATTTGGTTTTGGCTGGTACTACGCCACCAATTATGGGCGAGCAAGGGTCTAAATCAAACTCTAGGCCCAGGCCATCAAATATCCATTGCGATGTGTAATAATCGTCTCCGCCTGAATTGCGTCTACCTGTTGGCATCATTTCTCCTTGATTAGTGTGCAAGTGTGACAGGCCACGGTAAGGAACATCCAACTGCCACACTTATCACATCGGATTATGTCCGAGTCAGGTATAGTAAGCGCTTCGGCTATATTTTTAACGCCGACACACCCACAATCCATGCATTGATACGCTTTAAATCCGTCTGCCGTACTAAGCTGATCAAGCCACAGGAATTCAGTATCACGCTTGCAGCCATTACACTTGAATCGTGTATGTGTCATGGTAATATCCCTATTGCCTGCAATGGCAAACCGCACAAACTAAGAATATACCTTCATGCACAAGCCTATCGTCGTTACAGCTAATGCATCGGTCTTTAGATGGTGTCAGGGTTTCTTTATCGTTTTCAAGCCGTAATGTGAACCCTGAACCGTCTAATATCTCAACATATCCCACTATTCCCCTCCTTTCCCTGGTTCTGTATCATCGGGCCAATACCACGTTCCCGCTGCGGTTAATTTGGCCCATTTTGCATCGCATTGATCTGGCTTAGCTGCACTACATACATAGCCCGCGTAGGGTTTATTAGTTCCCTTTGCGATTCCTTCTTTCTTTACCATATTGCCGTGCCGACAAGTAAAGCCAATACTAACCACTTCGCCAATTTGAGTAATGCTTTCGCCAACAGACCACTCAATAGGTACAGGCTCATTAGCAATATCTTTAGATTGTGTGTTAACAATATGAAGCGCATGCTCCATTGCAGCCGATTTAGATCCTGGTCGGCCATACTTAGGTTTAAATGCTTCTGATTCCTTAGCATTTACTGATGCCATTTCCTCTCGACTTGGGCGTTTGCCTTTAGCTGAGAGACCCGAGTTGCTAATTGCCCTACCAATTGCGCTTGTTTCGCAGTTAGGTAAAGCAAAATTCGCATTAACCCCTCTATCACTAACAGTCTCACTCGCAAGCCCAGTAGCACACGGCTTGAGATCTGCTTCTGTTTTGAATAGCCTACAAACAACAATGAATCTAACGTTTGTGGCCTCGATAATTTCTGTTTCCACTCTTCCATCTGGATATAACCCCCACCATTTATGTAGTCGTTCATCAACTGTCTCGTACTGACTCAAATCAAATGCCATTATTCTCCAGCCCTCCATTCAAACTCTCCGTCTTTCTCGGCTTCAATGCATAGCTGGTAGATTGCCATGTATGCACAGATGTCCACGATACTGTCCTCGTGTCCAGGACTTTCAGCCAGCCTGGATATTTT